TATCATCATTATCATCTCATTGACGTTCGTCATGACTATTAGTCATACAATCGTCATTAAGACTAGCTCTAATAGTATTATCAAGTCTAATAAGACTTCTAGTCATAATAACCAATAGCATTAGTTCTAGCTAATAATAGCACTATTAATACTATCAGTATTATAATTACTATTAATACTAGTCATGCTAATATTACTGGTGGTATTACTAATTATATTCTTAATATTCTTGATATTACTGATTCTCTTTATACTAATGATACTCTTGATACTATTGATATTTATTATACTCGTGGTAAGTTAATTCCTATTGCTATAATTATTTTAGTTATTTTAATATAGCTATTGATTATTAGTTAGAATTATAGTATAAATAAATTATAATATATTTGAAGTATTATATTTAATTATTATATTTGTCGTGTTGTTCAGTAGAGTAATATTGCTACTGATAATAATATTAATCTTAAACTTATAAGTGTTATGGTAAATTTTGATAATGTTACTAGTAATGTTCAATCTAAGCCTAGAAAGAAAACTATGGCTGAAAGTTTAGAAGAAGCTAAACAAGAAAATAAACTTGTTTTTCCTGAAGAAGATACACAAGTTAATGCTGTTGTTAGTAGTGAAACTGTTCAGCCTAAGAATAAAGCTAGGAAGAAGAAACAAAGTAAAGTTCGTAAACAGGAAGAACAAACTACTGTTGTTAGTCAAGCTAATGAAGATAATGATTTTAAAGATGCTAAGACTGATAAACGTGGTGTTCCTGTTGGGATTAATGTTCCTCAACATATTCTTGATGTAGTTTGTATTGTTAAATTCAATGCTGCATTTAGACGCCATACTTCTCTTAATATTCTTCACATTCTTGAAGATGATGGAAGAATATGTAATTCTAAAGGTGCTTATGTTGACTTCTTATGGAATAAGTTTAGAGTTACTGCTGATGGTGGGCTTCGTAGAGAATATAGATATACAGATGATTTATTCATTGATGCTTTAGTTAAAGCTCATGCTGATGTTGCTAGTGATAGTCAACGAGTTATTGGTATTATGATTGATACTGAAACTGAACTTCATAAAAAGAATAAAGATTCTGAAGCTAACTAAGTTTGTAGTATAGACTCCCCGTAGAGGATGGATAGTGCTGTTGAGCTTGTTAAAGCTAATTCTCATGTTCTTGCCATTTTATCCATTTTGTTTATTGGGTTTGTTATAGTTAACTAGTTGATGATAATCATCCTCTACTCGGAGTTTATTTTATATATAAAGATATGGAAAGAACTGATATTTATTTTGTTGAAGATTATACATATTTCAATAATAATGTTGAAGGTGTTGAAATTCATGCAGAATGTCTAAGTCAAGATTTTGACGATATTGCTTGGGAACCAATAGTTGATGATAGTCCTATTGTTGACCCTGAAAATGATGTTTTTGGTTATTATGATTAAATAAATAAAATTATGGAAAATATTAATATTAAAGTTATTCTTGATGAAGTTTTTGGTAAATCTTGTGATAGTATTACTTGTGATACTTATAAATATAAAGAAGATTGCGAACTTATTAATAAATTCATTAATGATATTAAAGATAAAGGTTTATCTCCAGACCAATATGTTAGAGGTTTAGCTTTATTTATATGTGTTCTTAAAGAACAAAAATATCTTAATAATTTTGGTAAAACTCAAGAAGATATTATTAAACTTGCTACTGAAAATGGATTTGAACTTGATTGGCTTATTAATCGTTGGGATAGTATAATTAAAGATAAAGATATTCTTAAACCTATCATTGCTGTTTTTCCTAAATATGCTAAAAATATGATTATTAATATTGTTAACGCTAATACTGAAATTAATCATTTGATTGCTCAACATATTATTGATACTTCTAATGCAGAATATAAGGAAATGATTAAAATGGTTAATCAATCTGTTGATAATAATAAACAAGAGAATAAGTTTAAGAATTTTAGCGATGATGAAATTTATGCTGAACTTAAACGTAGAAAAGCAAATAAATCTACTAAATAATCCCACATAAATTTTTGATTATATTTCTAACACTATTGTCTGTGAAGATAATAGTGTTATTTCACTTGCTGATGATGGAGGAATTGAACTCCGAAACTATGATATTGTTATTATCCGTTTTAATTTCTAATTGTAACTTTTGTAATAGTACGGTCTGTGAAGATAGTGCTATTAATATTTATCATAGTCCAAGTGTTATATGTCATATTTGATTTGGTGTTAATGATGTTATTATTGATTGTGAAATTAGTAATAACAATGTCTGTGTCAAACATTTCGTTTATATGATTTCGTATTTGTAGATTTGCCTAGTATTGTCTGTGAAGATAGTGCTAGGCTTTTTAGTATGTATATTATTAACTTTAAATATATAATTAAAATGGATAATTATGATTCTTTTATTTTTGATGGTCTATTAGATAGATACATTGAAAAACAAGCTAAGTTTAAAAAAGGACAAGTAGTTTATATGGAATATACTTATCAATATCATAATCAAACTAAGCTTGGTGTTTGTGTTGGTATTGTAACCGAAGTTGGAATTACTAAAATCGAACGTACAGTAGGTAATAATAAATATATTAATTATCCTATTGTATATGCTGTAATTCATGCTAAAGGTGTTAGTCGTTGTGTTAGTGAATGTAAACTTGGTTCTGTATCTGAACATATTCTTAAAGAACGTCTTAAACGTGATGGTAAGAATAATGAACAGAATAATGAGGCTGCTACAAATGACTAGCTATTTACGTTAATGATGCATTCATAGATACGATTCTTTTGCTCTCTGTTGAATTTTCATATATAATCTGATTAATCTATCACGATTAATATTGAGTTCAATATAGGGCAAAAGAACTAGCTAATAAATGTTAAACTAAAAATTTAATACAGTTTTATTATGAACTACATTACTTATAAACAAATTGATGGTACTATTACATCTGGATTTAAAGTTAAACTTTATGATATAGTTACTTTGAATACTGGCTATTGGAAAGATAAACTTGCTATTGTTCTATATATTAATGAGGATAAAAAACAAATTAAAGTTCGTATTATTGAATGTGGTATGAACTTAACTCTTAAAGTTAAAGATGTTCAATTTGTTAATCATAATAATAGAACTGCTGCTCGTTCTTATATTGATTTATGTAATAAACTATCTAAAACCTTTCGTGATAAATATACTGATAAACAGTATATAAAAGATAATTGGTTTACTGATAAGTTTATTATTAATGATATAACTGCTGATACTATTGCTAAAGGTATTGGTCAATATATTACTAATACTGATAGTGATAGATATTCTGTTAGTGCTATTATGTGGCTTAGTGATATTAAAGATTATATAGATGCTTTACTTAAATATGGTGATTTTGATTTTGTTGCTAAAGCATTTAAAATTTATAATATTACTGATACTAGATTTGAACTTATTCGTAAACTTTATTATTATTTTTATGATTGAAAATGTTACTCAATATGTTCTTGGAGTTTGTATTGGATGTATTTTATATCTTATTTATGAAGTATTTAGTCTATATAAAAAGATTGAACGAATTAATATAGATATTAATAAACTTCAAATTAAAGATATAGAATTTCATCGTAATATTGAATTTATTATTAATGATAGTGAATATAATAAAGAAGTTCTTGAACATTTTATTGATAAACTTAATAAACTTAATGATAGTATTAAAGCGAAAGTTGATGACTAGCTTGCTTCCATCCTCTACGGGGGGTCGCCACGGAGCGTAGCGTAGTGGCTCTACTAATCTAACTATTATTGAATTTATTATAGTTTTAACTATTAAATATAATTGTTTTATTAATCTTTAAAAATGTAAAGTACTTATGGGAAAGTATGATGAAGTTTCTGTTGTTCGTCAACTTAATAATGTTGGCGCTGTTATTGGAATCAATCCTGCTAGTAAAGTTATTAAAGTAGCTAAGAATAGTTCTATTGGTAATGGAACTAGTGGTAAGATTGATTTTCTTTCTCATTATTGTGGTTATCATGTTGAGATTGTTGACGTTATTCAACAACAAAAAGAACGTGATGAAGAAATTGCTGCTAAGAAAGCTGCTAAAAAGGCTGCTCGTAAAGCTAAATTTGCAGAGGATAATACTTTTAAAGGTATTACTCGTGCTGTTGATAAACGTATGCGTACTATTAAAAGAAAGTAGTATGCTATGGTTAGCTTTAAATTCTCATTTGGAGTTGTAGGTAAATCCAAAGAGAAAGGAATAGTCAATAAATATGTTATTATAGTTGCTAAATGTGAAGGTATTATTAGATATATTGATGGTACTTATAAAGTAGAATACAATGGCAAACTATATAGCATTACTGGTGAAAGTTACAGAACTAAAGGAAAGAAAGTTGTTTATGCTCGTCGATTAGATGAATATAATCATAGAATTAAAATTATAAGAGATAGTGAAAATAGAAAAACTGTTGATACTAGATTTTATATTCCTTTTGCTGCTGGACTTATAGCTAAAGGTAAAATAGTTAAAATGCCTTTTGCTAAAGAATTATTTCATATTACTACATGTTATAATCGTGGTGATAGTGAATCTACTATTTTAGCTTTTCAAGAATGGAAAGAATATGAAGATAAAGTTAAAAATAATCTTATTGATGTAAACAACGAATTGTAATGATTGGTAATCTTAATATTGCTAATAGTAATAGAAAAGATACTAACATTAAGTTTACTCAAGACCAAGAAATAGCTGTGCATGAACTTATTGAGTTTCTTGCACAGCCTTGGGATGATAAGAAATATATTAATGCTCTTTGTGGTGCTGGAGGTACAGGTAAGACATTTGTTATTAAATATGTTATTAATAATTGCAAATGGTCTGGTGGTGTTATAGGTTGTGCTGCTCCTACACATAAAGCTTGTAGAGTCCTTAGTAATTCTATTGGTGGAAAAGAAGTTAATACTATTCAATCATTGTTTGGTTTTAGACTTGATGTTAATATTGAAAATTTTGACCCTGAAAATCCTGCCTTTAATCCTGTTGGAAAAGATAAACTAGATGGTCTTAAAGTTTTAATTATTGATGAAGCTTCTATGCTTAATGCTAAACTTGTTAAGTATATTAGTAATAAATGTAAGAAGCTTCAAATTAAAGTTATAATGCTTGGTGATTCTAGTCAGCTTCCTCCTGTTAATGAGAAAACTAGTCAAGCTTTTCTTATTGCTAGTAATACTTATTATCTTAAAGAAGTTGTACGACAAGGAGATAATAATCCTATTAGTAAACTTCTTAAACTTCTTCGAGAAGATATAGATAGTAAGAATGGATGGAGATTTCTTGATTATATATCTAAAAATAGACAAGATTATAATGAAGAAACTAAAGGATTTTATGTTTGCGGTCAAACTGAATTTTCTGATTTAATTGATACTTGTTTCAATGATGAAGAATATACTAAAAATATTGATTTGTATCGTATTATAGCTTATACTAATAGTCGTGTTGCACAATGGAATAACCATGTAAGACATATGATTATTCAAGATGCTGATAAAAGTCTTATTACTCGTAACGATTTAATAATGAGTTATACTACTGTTGTTAATGTTTTTAATGATATTATTATAAACAATAGTGAAGAATATATTGTTAAAGATATTGTTGATACAATTGATAATGATTATGAGTTTAAAGGATTTCTTATTAAGTTTCAAGCTATTCATGGTGGTGCTATAACTCAACCTTTATTTGTTATTAACCATTATGATAACTATACATTTCAGATGTATTATAAGAAGTTGACTAGTCTTATTGATGATGCTAAAAAAGCTAGTAGTTCTGAACGTGGAAGTAAATGGAAACAATATTTTGATTTTAAACGTAAATATCTTATCGCTTCTAATATTACGAATAGTAATGGTAAGATTTTATTTAGTAGAGATTTAGATTATGGTTTTGCAATTACTTCTCATAGAGCACAAGGTTCTACTTATAAAAATGTATTTGTAGATATTAACGATATAATTTATGATAAATATGGTCATCCTTATACTAATAGAGATGAAATGCTTCGTAGATTGTATGTTGCTTGTTCTCGCGCTAGTAATCAATTAGTATTATCTTATGGCAAGTAAAACTGTTGACGAATATATTGATTGTGCTAGATGTCCAAATCGTATATTTAATACAGGTAAATATATACAAGGTGGTAGAGGAAGTATTCATGGAGATATTGTTTTCCTATTTCCTAGAGGTGATAGAAATTATTGTGAAGATTATCAATTATTTACTGATATTGGTAATCTTTATGATGAATATTCTGGACGTAATAATACTGAAGATGTATATATGACTTATAGTATTAAATGTGCTTGTTCTAATAATTATAATACATATCTTACTGCTATTGATAAATGTCGTAATATTCTATGGAAAGAATTAGCTAGAATTAATTATAAGTATCTATTTATATTTGGTGATGCTTATCTTAGTATTAGTAATAATCATATTCCTAGATTTATGGCTACTGGCGGTAAGTATATATTTAATAATTATTCTCCTCTTATTAAATTTAAAGATGATAATCTTTATCATATATTTAAACAGCGTTTTGCTGATGATGTTAATTGGGTTACTAAAAATAGAAATAATTATGGTATAGTATAAATGATTAATTGTATAGCTTATGATGTTGAAGTTTTAAGAAATTTCTTTTCTATTACTTTTGTTAGTATTAATAGTTATCTTAAAGTTTTTAAAGATTGTGTTAATACTGATAATAAAGCTATTCCTTTAGTTCAAAAACTATCTGTTGAAGAAATTAAAGCTCGTCTTAAAACTGTTGAAAAACATAGTTTTTATATAACAGATACAGATGATAGTCAATTACTTTCTATGATAGGTTATATTAATAAAACTAGATGTTATAAGGATTCTAATGGAAATATTATTCGTACTGACTTGTATGGATTTAATAATTTCAATTATGATAATCTTATGATTGCTGCTTTACTTAGTTTTTATATGCGTACGAATAGTACGAAAGAACTTATTAATAAGTTATATGAAACTAGTAAAACTATTATTTCTAGTCAAAATGATAAAGATAAATTTAGAACTGATTTTTATCTTAATAGTCTTAGAAAATATAAACTACCATTTACAGGTGTTGATGTAATGCGTATATTTGCTCTTAATAAAGCAAGTGTAGTTGTAGATAGTAAAACAGGTGAACGTAAACCTGTTCCTAAAGGTTTAAAACAAACTTCAATTAATCTTCAATGGTATGAACTTCTAGAATATGAACTTCCTGATATTAATGAAAAAGAAGCGGAACTATATAATGAAATTCCTAATCTTAAAGGAATGAGTGTTAGTCAGCTTAATAAGCTAGTAGATAAATGGGATAGATTTATTCTTGATGAATATATCGAACCTATGATGTATTATAATCTTAATGATGTTTTCATTGTAGCTGAAATAGTTCGTCTTTATCCAGAAGAAATTAAATCTCGTTATGCTATTAGTAAAGCTTATGATGTAGATGTTCTTAATTCTAGTCGTAGTAAAACTGCTGATATTCTTTTTGAGAAATTTTATAGTAAATTTAGTGGTCTTGCTCCCGAACAATGGAAAGGTAAGAAAACTGAAAGAACTGCTATGAGTTTTAAAAAGGTTATTTTTCCTTTTATTAAGTTTAAAACTAAAGAACTTCAAGATTTACTTGATAAACTTTATAAAACTACAATTTATAGAGTTAATAAAGATGCCTTTAGTGAGAATGTTAAAATTGGAGATATAACTTATACTCTTGCAACTGGAGGTTTACATAGTCAAGATGTTCCTATGGAGTTATATTCAACTACTCCTTATGGTGATTACTTAACTCCATCCTCCACGGGGGGTAAACCTTTTACCATTTATCATTTTGATGTTGCTAGTTTTTATCCTAGTATAATAGGTGTTCATAAAGTTGCTCCTGCTCATATTGATACAAATGCTTTTTGTAATTTAATTAATTGGATGAAACAAAAACGTGTTGATGTGAAACATAGCGAAGAAGAATACATAGATGGAATTGTTAAAGATATTCTTGCTTTAGTTTTAAAGATTGTCATAAATAGTATTTATGGTAAACTTGGATTTGAAAAAGGAGATTTATATGACCGTCTTGCTGTTCTTAAAGTTACTGTTAATGGACAACTTATGCTTCTTATGTTATGCGAAGCTCTTGAACTAGATAATATTCATATTATTAGTGCTAATACTGATGGTATTATGGTAAAAGTTTATACTAGTCAAGAAGATAAATTTAAAGAAATTACTACTTGGTGGCAAAATATTACTGGAATGCAAGCAGATAGTGATGTTGTTCATAGTCTTATAGCTCGTGATGTTAATAATTATATTACTCAATTTAGGTCTAAAGGTAAACTTAAAATTGAATCTAAAGGTGCTCTTAATCCTATGATGTATTCTTTAGATTTAACTAAAGGTTATTCTATGCCTATTGTTGCTCAAGCTATTGAAAACTATTTTCTTAAGAATAAACCTGTGATGGATACTCTTCAAGAAGCTACTAATATTCTTGATTTTTGTCTTACTCAAAATGTAGGTAAACAATTTCATGTAGAAGAAACTAAGATTGAAAATGGACAAGTTGTTCATGTTGTTTGTCAAAGATATGTTCGATTTTATGTTTCTAATAGAGGCTATATTATTGAAAAAGTTCATAATGAAAATGGTTCTCGTAGTAGAATGGCGGCTGGTTCTGTTGTAACAGTTATTAATAGTCTTGATGATAAAGATATTTCTCTTAGAGATATTAATTTTAAATTTTATTATCAAGAAGCTATGAAGATTATTAATCCTATCAAACTTAAAATTTCTCCTAAAGGTAAAGGTAAAAGTAAAATTAAAAAATATAGTGGTATGTATAATCCTATTTTTAATGAAGATGATTTTGGATGAGAAATATAGTTGAAGAAACTTATGATAGACTAATTAATAAATGGGGTTCTAAAGAATATAAAGGTATTGGAACTATTAATTGTGTTCCGCCTGTTGATTATTGTGAAATTATAAGTAGAATTATTAGTCTTATGAGAAATAAGAATGATAATATTAAAATACTTATTGTTACAGATAATTGGAAAAGAAGAACTGAAATTGTTGATGGTCTTAAAAATTATAATATAAATATAGATACTATTAATATTCTTACTCATACTTATGTTAATAGTAGATATAATTATAATTATGATATTTCTATTGTTGTTGGAGTTAACGAATGGAATTTATCTTGTAATACAGTTTTTAATCATGCTAGATTTAAACTTATGATTCTAACTGAAAAAACTATTGATACTTCTATGTTAACTAAGATTTATAATAATATTCCACCTATTAATAATATTCTAAATTCTAGTGGTATGCGAGCTATACTCCCCGTAGAGGAACACAGAGAGCAGATTTTATTTACTAGTCAAGAAGATATTACTAATTACGATAAATATACTGAATTTATTACTCAGACTATTCAAGTATTTGGTAATCTTGATAATATTAAATGTGCTCGAAATGGTACTCAAGACGGACGTAGTGCTATTCAATATATTACAGAAATAGCTGAATATAATGGATGGAGTGCTGATATGGATATGACTAATCCTTTTAGTAAACAAATTGATGAATGTTATAATCCTCTTGTTCTTGCTGAACGAGTTAAGACTTTTTATAATATTATTCGTGAACGTATGCTTATATGTTCTGATAATGTTTGTAAGCTAGAAAGAATAGTTGAAATTATTAAAGATAATCCTGATAAACGATTTCTTATTATTAGTAAGAGAGGTGAATATGCTGCTACTGTAACTAAATATATTAATGATAAATTAGGTGAAATTTGTGGTGATTATCATGATAAGATTGATGATAAAGTTCTAGTCGATAGCAATGGTGTTCCGGTTTTATACAAGTCCGGAGTGCACAAAGGAAAGCCGCGTATAGTCAAATCTAAGGCTATTTCCACGCTAAATTTGAAGTCTTTTAATGATGGCTTATTAAGAGTATTATCTATAAAAAATAGTTCAGCAGCAAGCCTAGAAACAAGCGTAGACGAATGGATTTTAACCTCACCTTTATGTGATACAATAGATGAACTTATTTATCGTTATAATAATGTTAATTGTAGTCAATCAAAACTTAAAGTACATAAACTTTATATAGCTGGTACTATCGAAGAAGCAAGTCTTAAAAAGGAAAAGTTATCAGTTAATCATGAAGTTATACAGAATGTTAATTCTGATATTAGTGCTCAAAATTTTGATGATATTATTTGCTAGTATAAATATAATAGTTACATTTGTTGTGTAATCAAAATCGCTCTTTGATAGAATGGACGAAGATAAAGAAGTTAAAGTTAATGATACTACTGTTGCTGTTAGTAATAGTGGTATTGAAAAACAACATGGTGTTCAACATTCTGTTGCTCCATATCAGCTTAATTATATGAGTGAAGCTGAAATTGCAAGTCTTGAAGTATTTATCAAACGTGTTATGCGTAGTGATAAATGTGGTATTAAGTCTGTTGAAGATGGTCTTGCTATTGCAATGAGAGCTAAAGACCTTAGACTTCCATTTTCTACTTGCATTGAACATATTCATGTAGTTCAAGGTAAAACAGGTATTGATGTTCACATTATTAAGGCATTACTTGTCAAAGGCAGCGTGAGTTGGGAAAAAGTAGATAATTATCGCGCTCTGTACGAATATACAGATGGCTTTAATGCTTATGATGAAGATAAACTTCCATCTGACTGTATTAAGTGTCTTACTCCCAAAGAGGCACAAACTAAAAATGCAGAAGATAAAGACCATGAACATATATATGTTTATCCTGTTAAATACTATAAAGATTATAATGGTAATGTATATAAAGAATATCAACTTAATGGTAAGTTTGAAATAGCTACTAATACTGCTGAAGCTAAACAAATTGCTTCTACTGGTAAAGTTCCTGTTTATAGAATACCTGCTGTTCCTATTGATTATATTACTAGTTATCGTTTTTATCGTAAAATTGGAGAACGTAATATGGTTGCTACTGGTGAGTTTACTTATAAAGATGCTATTGTTGCTGGATGTTTTGAAAAAGATACTTATAAGAAATATCCTAAAATAATGATAAGTCATAGAGCATTTGTTTATGGTGCTCGTGAAATTGCTAATGATTTAATTATGGGCTGTTTAAGTATAGAAGAATTAAAGACTATGCAAGGTATTGATTTAAGTAATGAAGATATTATTGATATTACTGAAATTCAATAACATGGAAATTTTGGAAAACAATAACTGATTATCCAAATTATCAAGTTAGTAATTATGGTAATGTTAAAAATATTAGATTTAATAGAATTTTAAAATGTACTATTACACCTTATTTTGTACATAGACTTGTTGCTTCTGCATTTGTAGATAATCCAAATAATTATCCTTGTGTAAATCATAAAGATGAAAATAAACTTAATAATAATAGTAATAATCTTGAATGGTGTACACAAACTTATAATCATAATTATGGCAATGCGATAGAAAAACAAACTAAATCAAGAAGAGAAATTGTAGTTGCTATAAAAGATGATATTTGTATTATTGCTAGAAGTGGAAAAGATTTAAAACGATATCTTAAAGTTAAAGCTGCTCCACATTATGCTATTGTTAGAGTATATAAATATTATGGTTATAATGTTAGGTTTGGTTATTCTAATGATAAAATTAAACTTAAAGATAATATTATTGTAAAAATTAAAAACAACATTGTTGTTGAAACTATAAAATAAATTATTAACATTTAAATTGAAAGAAAAATGAAAGACTTTAAGAAAGGTTTGAGTTTTGGTATGGGTATTGTTAATGCTGGTCAAAGAGCAGTTAGTGAAGAACCTGAATTGGTAGTTGTTTCTACTCCCGGTAGTTTCCGTATGACTGCCCAAGTTTCTAAAGCTCTCGGCATTGCTCATGGTGAATATGTAATGTTCATTAATAACTGTGCAAATATTGATAATGCTATTATCAATAAAGTACCCGAAGTTGTTGCTTTCTGTGAAGAACAAGGTTTGGATATTGAATCTCCCGAAGCTGCTATGGCTGTTCATGCTGAATTTGATATTTGGGCTTTGGCTAAAGGTATTGCTGAATTAGACAAGAATGGTAATCCTTGTACTACTCGTGTTCGTATGACTAAGAATGATAAGATTAAGTATGTTAATACTTATTTCCAAGAAACTCTTGAAGGTGCTTTATCTTCTTCTAATGAAGAACTGAAAGCTGCTCTTGGTCGTGAAGGTATTACCGAAGATGAACAGAAAGAACTTTTGGTTAGCTGTATTCAAGGTGATGAAGTTGTTAAAGTTAAAGGTTCTAAATGTGCTAATACTGCTGCTTTGTCTGGTATTGGTGTAACTCTTAACTTTACTGATTCTAATGTTTGGAAACAGTTGAAAGCTAATATGACTGATGAAGAAGCTACTTCTAAAAATCGTGTTTATACAGTAGATATTGATAACTTGCAAGAAGCTGTTGTTAATAACGGTCATAAAGATATTGTTGTTAAGATTGCAATGCTTACCGAATATAAAGATGAAGAACCTATTCGTATCGGTAAGAAAGCTGAAAAAGAAGAAACTGCTGAATAATCAAATCTTCGTCCTAGAAATATAGTATCTTGAACATAGAGCTGCATTGTTAGTATTGCTAATAGTGCAGCTCTTATTTTATATAATAATTCTTTTAATTACTTTAATTATGTCGACAGAAAAAGAAATTAAGAATGAAGCTACTGTTGTAGCAAGTGCTGAACAAACTGCTAATGCAGAAGTACAAACTCCTAAAAAACGTAGAGGTAGAGGTATTAATAACGATTTACGTGATGTAACTCGTAAAAAGTTTGATGAACGTACTGATTGTAATAAAGCTAATGGCTTGTTTATTGGTCATCTTGAAGATGTTAAAGTTGATTGGGCTACACTGAAAGATGATGTTCAAGGTATGCCTTCATTTGCTGGTATGAGTATTCCTTATCTTACATTTACTTTTGCTAGTAATCATGAAAATATCAATGAACGTCGTTATGTAACTCAACGCCTTCTTCCTGCTGAAAGTAATGTTGAAACTATTCCTGGCGGTAAAGGTGCTTGGAAAGTTGATAACATTTTACGCTTTATGAAACATATATATAATGTATTTGTTCTTAAAGGTCGTGATTTAACAGAAGAAGAAATTGATGCTCTTACTTTGCCTTTTGAAGATTTTGATGAAAATATGCAGTATGTACCTGTTGAGGCTGAAGAAGTTATAGCTGGTTATAAAACTGTGTTTGAAAATTATGTTAAGTTACTTAATAATAATGGTAAACCTGTTTATAATGATGCTAAAGGTAAACCTATTACTATTTGGATGAAGCTTCTTCGTTTCGTTAAGAATGATGGTAAATGGCGTGCTGTTGTTGGAAGTAAATCTTCATTTGGTGATTTAGGATTTCCTACATTTATCAATGATGGAGTTATTGAACTTTATAAAGAACAATCTGCTCCTAGTTTGCATATTGACCCTTATAAAGAAAGTATTGTTTATCAGAAATCTGCCGAACAAGCTAAACAGCCAAATGTTGCTATGCCTGGTGTTGGTGTAATGCCCGGTGTTCAAACTGCTGCTCCTATAAATCCTTTTAGTGGATTTAATGGCGGTGGAGATTCTAGTCCATTTGGTGGTGGTAATGATGCTGCTGGTGCTTTTGTTAATCCAACAGAAGATTTGCCATTTTAAAAAATTAAAGTTAGTTAAATAGTTGTATGTAAGAGGATTGGGTACTATTTTAGTACCTAGTCCTCTTTTTTT